ATACAAAATATTTATGAAAAAACTCAATGCACTCATGCTGCTTTTTTTATTTCTAAAGGTAAGTATTTTAGACACAATATTGACACTTCATATAAATCAAGTAGAAACAAATACACTTCTCCTTTAAAATATCTTAAAACTTTAAAGTCTTATTTAGAAGAAGAGTATCAAGCTAATTGGATGGAGAATGTTGAGGCAGATGATTTAATAAATTTTTGGTATAGCAATAAAATCCCAATAAATTATGAGCATGGTGAAATTGGAGAAGTTTTGAATTTAAATTATCCAAATACAAAAATAATTTGTAGTCCAGACAAAGATTTATTGCAATCTATTAAAGGAAAACATTTTAATTATACTTACAAATTAGAAGATAAAGCTAATCCAGATAGTGTAATTAAAGGTTGGTGGGTTGATAATTCAGAAATAAAACCTTATGATGAGCAATTTCTTTGGTATCAAATGCTTACAGGTGATAGTGCTGATGGAATTTCTGGATTACATGGAGTTGGACCAGTTACTGCAAATGCAATAATTGAAAATGCAATTAAAGAAAACTCTTATTTACCGGAAGTGATTTTATCACGATATATAACTCATCATAGAAATGTACCAAAAGCTATATTTGAATTTCAAAAGAATTACAGATTATTGCATTTACTATCAACAAACTTAGACTTTGAAAGAGAAATAGGAAAACTACCACAATTACCAAAAATAATAGAACTAAATAAAACAACTACAATAAATAATAATAATGAGATTGATGAATTATTTAAATAATAAGTATGTTGGCACAAAAAACAATACAATTAAATTATAATAGGTCTGTATTTATGGAGTTGCTTGACTCAAGAAGTATTAAAGTAACCCATAATACAGCTTTTACTGAACCACTATATATAGATAATGAAATAGTTAAAATTAATTATTCAAATTTATATACAGTACAAATAGGTGATGAGATAGTATTTCCTCTTGGTAGTGATTGGACTATGGATTTTACTTTCAAGATTAGCCAAATAAAACAATATGATGGATATGTAGTTTTGTATTCTCACAAAAGAACTAAATCAAGTTACTTTTTATTACCAATGTTAGGATATAATAGAGATTATTTTAAATGGGATAATTTATTTATAAATTCATATACAAGTTGCCCAGAGTATGATAATCCTGAAAACAAGTATTTGTATGTAGTTTGTAAATATCTACCTATAAAGAGTTTTGATATTCTTGAAAAAGATATGTTAAAATTATCTACATTTGTAGAAATGAAGCAAAACAATAATTATGTTATTTATATCAATAAAATAGAGGAAAAATTCAAGAAAGATGTTGAATTATTTAACAATGGTAAGTATTCAGAATTAAGTGAGTTCTTGAAAAGAAGAATAATGTATTTTCATAATACAGATAAAGAAAGTGAAATTGGTCAAATTCTTTATAAAGATGAAAAAAGAAGAAAACAATTAGAATTTGAATTTGCAGCAAAAATACCAAAAGAATTAGATTTGCTTGACAAACCAGATATAGAAGAAATTTTATTTTTTTAAAATTGACAATTTATGATAAGTAATGAGATAGAAGCATGGAATTGAAATGCCCAGGTAAGCAGAAAGCTCATTAAACTGAAACTAAAGTTATGATATAAAGGACATTTAACTGCTAAATAAAAAAATTAACAAAGTATAACAAATAGTAATAAAAATAATTTTAATAATCAATGAATGAATTATTGGTAAGTTTTTAAATACTTTTTTTGATATTCAAATAATCACTTAAAATGAGACTTAGAAGGTTTTGTTAATTCCTTCTTTGCGGTTAAATTAAATAAAAGAAATTAATATGACTATAGAAATAAATATGGTAGAAGTAGCATCTGAATTAGCACATGATGCTATGATTAATGAAATGTTCAGAGAGGAAATAATAATAACAGAAGAAGAAGTATTCATTGAAGATTATGAAACAACAAAATATACTGACACTGCTCAAGAGATATTTAATAAGCATTATGATTATTTTTATGATAAATTATTTAATTTGAAATTAAGATTTATTTATGAGTAGTTATGGGATATGGATTATTAAGTTGCAGAAAATGTGCATATTATTTTGATGGATTTTGTGAAAGTAGAAATTCAGGTAAATATTTTGTAAAAGAATATGAGAGAAGATGTAAGTGCTTTAAAAGAAAAATAAAATAATTATGCTTAAAAATACAAAAAATAAATACAATTTAAGAAGTGATGCTGCTAAAATTGTAGAAATATTAATTGACAAGATGCTTGAAAGCAATAATGTTACATACCAATATATATTGAACAATCAAATGATTGATAATGTCCCTTGGTACTCTTATTACACAATAACCAAAGAGCAAGAAGAAGAATGGATTAATTGGTGTAAGGATTGGCTAAAAAATAATATAACACCAAAATTATCAAAAGAAATGATAGAAAAAGAAATGTTATGGTTAAACTTGCAATATGGACTTAGAGTTAAAAACAATGAAAATAAAGATTAAAAAATTATCACCAGAAGCTGTAATACCCAGCTATTCAAAGGATGGAGATGCTGGATTAGATTTAACTGCAACAAGAGAGTTTGAAGATGATAACTACAATATTTGTTACGGAACAGGATTATCAATAGAAATCCCAAAAGGATATGTCGGATTAATATTCCCAAGAAGTAGTATATCAAATAAAGACTTAACATTAACAAACTCTGTAGGCGTAATTGATAGTGGATATAGAGGGGAAATAACATTTAAATTCAAACCAACATATGATTATACAATAAAAACATATGTAGTAGGAGATAGAATAGGTCAATTAATAATAATACCTTATCCTCACATTGAGTTTGAAGAAGTTGAAGAATTATCTGAAACTGAAAGAGGGGCTGGTGGTTATGGTAGTACTGGAGTATAAAATTTAATTTATTAATTATTGAAAAACAAATAAAAAGGAGAGTTGTAATTGCTCTCCTTATTTATTTGTTAAAAAAATTTACCGACATTATTGATTAATTACCTTGTCCATTATAATCATAGGTTCTATCTGCTAAAGATATAGTTTTAACAATGCCTGGTCCAGCAATAGGTAGATTATTATACAACCATTTTTCTCCTTTTAAGTGGTCCTTCCATGGTCCAGCTTCATAATATCCATTACCCATAATAGTATTATAAGTTATTGGAATAATGTCCATGAATTGTATAAATGTTTTGGCTGCTGGAATTGGATTTGAAGTGATGCCAGCCATACTTCTTGGGTTAAAGAAAAACATCATATCAGCTTGAGTCTTTCCTAATGTATTTATTAGTAGATTTAAAGCTGTTTTCTCTTCATCATCATCTGATTTAAGTGATTTTAGCATTAATACAACCATAGATAATGCTAAAATGACATGAGCCTCTCTTGCTGCTCTTTTTATATTTTGCATATCAACATCAGAATAATTTGCTAAAATTTTATCTCTCTGACCTTTTAGTAAAGGGTTTTGAGTTAAAATTACTTTTAAGAAATTCATTATAGCAGAAGTATTGCTTATGTTTTTGTTATTTTTATTAGTTACATTGTATATACTTCTCCATCTGCCTTTAAAGTATCTATCTAAATCTTGGTCATAGTCTAATTCTCCAAATCTTTCTCTAAGTGTGGCTGGCAACCATGTTTTAAATAGCATTATAAGCCTTCCTATGATGTCTTTTTTTGCATACATAGGTTGTTTATAATCTCCATGCAACCCTTCTATAACTCCAGCTATTTTGTTTGCAAGTCTCATTAAATTAACCATATTCCCATCAATAATTTTAGAGTTAATCCTTTGTGGTTGTTCTCCAAATTTCTCAGTATCCCACTCTAGTTTCCCATCAGTTATTTTATAAGCATTCCACAAAGAAACTTTATTCCCCTGTAAATCTATTACATTTAAATTCATTAGCATAGCCACCATAACAGAACCTTGATTAACTAACTCAGATTTTTCTTGGAGAATAGTAGTTTTGTCTAGTAAAGTTAATCTATTCCCATAGGCTGATTCATTAATTTGTCCTAAAAGATTCATTTCGTCTAACCAAGCCCAAACCTTTTCAATTTGTTTATCATGTAATTTATCCCCAATTTTTCTTGAAACTGATTTCATCATTATTCCAGTAGCTTTAAATAACTGACTATCATTAAAATCAACCCCTCCTGCTGCATGCATAAAATTACTTATAACTCCAAAGAATAAGTTTACAGTTGGAGTAATAAAGTTAGGTAAAGACATTGCTTTTAAATAAGTTAATTTAATAGCACTATCTCCAATCTGTTCCCCAGATAATTTCATCCCTAATTTATTTTTTTCAATATCATATTGTTCTTGAGTTATTTCATTTTCTTTAAGTTTATTGTCTAATTCTTTGATTTTCTCTTTATCTTCTCTTGAAAAGAATGAACCATTCTGAGATGTAAATTTCCTATCTCTTGCATCCTCATAGATATAACTATCAATAACAAAAGCTAAGTGATCCTTAGTATTCTGCAATCTTTTACCTAAATCAACTTTATGTCCAAATTTATTTACTTTAACATTATTCCCAGAATGGTTTAAAGCAATTTCTGTCATTTCATGTAACAATAATTGTTGAGCTTGAATAACTGACTCTATTTTGGATTTGTGCTTATAATTAAGAGCCATAGCTGTATGAGCTAATAAAACACTTTCCAAATCATAAGATTTATCACTAGGCTTCAGTCTCCCATTCATCATTCTGATTGGAATATCTTTTATAACTTTCCCTCCAATGATAACCCTATTATCCATATCACCTGGGTCTTCAATTGCTATTATGGAAATTAAATCTTTATTTAATCCTTTAATAGTTTTCAAAGCACCTTCATTTTTTAATCTTTCAATAAAGGTTTGCGAAGATTCTGGGAGATAATTATGCCTTCTTGTGTTTTCAGTTTCTGGTAAATATCTATTATTTTCATGTAATGTGTCTATAATAAATTCATAAAATTCCTTTAATGCTGGATTATTCATCATATCTAAATAATCTTTATCAAAAAATTGTTCTTTACCTATTGGCATAACAATATATTGTAATGCACCTTTTTTTAATTTCTTATAATCCTTATTTTTTTCATTTTCCCAATATTTAACAGGACTATTTTCCAACATCCATTGTTCATGAGCATTATTTATTGCAGCTCTATCAACTATTTCTCCATCCATAGAGGTATATTCTCCACTGTCTTCAAGTTCTTGCAACTTAGCAGCAGAATCTTGCTCATACTGAGCTAATAATTCCCTTTGTAGCTTTAATTCTTTTTCTGTGAAATGAGTTGTGTCATTGTTGTCAAGAATTTCTTGAGTCATTTTATACTGAATTTTATCAGTTTCATTCCTCCATTGAGTATATGTTATTGCACCAGAATTTTTTTTTTCTTTTAACTCAATTAATTTATCATAATACTCTTGAGAATATTTTGTAATTAAATCCCCTGTTTTTGAACCATCTTTTCTTTTTTGTAATAATTTTTCAAATATTTCTTTTTCAGATAATCCAGTTTCTTTTTTAACTTTAATTACAGCATTTGTTATTTCTTTTGATTTAGTTAAATACTCTTGATTTGTATTATATATAGCGGTCCTAATAATATCATTAACAACTCTGACTAATTCTGTATCTGAATGACTTGCTCCTTGAAACATTTTATCCATCCATCCAATGTCTTTAACTGATGAGAATAATTCTTCCTCTGTAAAATCTTCCCTATAACTATTTATATTAGCGTATTTCACTATTGCAGTTTTTAGAAGTCTTGTTACAGCTAAATGTTTTTCTTTATAAGCTCCAGTTAATGAAGAAAATCTAGTCTTTATTTCTTCATCTTTGAATAAATCAATTCCATAGACTTCATCAATATCTTGCCATACAGAAATATAAGTATCAACATCATATAATCCATTTATGATATTAATTATTTGGTCTGAAGTTAAATTATCATCATTAAGAGTCCTTGTTGTATTGTTAATTATATTTTTTATTTGATTATATTGATTGATTCCACTTGCAAATACATTTTCTATAGTTCCTTCTCTCTCAATGGTATCAATTTGTTTCTTTAACTCATCAATTTTAACTTTTATTTTTGAAGCTTCTTCAGATTTATAACCAACCTTGGCAATCTTTTTATTTAATAAATCAACCAACATCTTGTGCCTCTGAATCATCTCATCAACTGCTGCAATCTTTTTATTTAATTTAGCAGATTTCCTTCTATCTGGACCAAGTAATCCAGCCATATCATCAATCTCTTTTTCTCTTTTTATCTTTTCCTCTTGAGCTTTTATAATTTCTTTTACACTTGTTTGACCAAATTCACCTTTTTTAGCAATTGCAAAATACTTAGAGTCCGGATTATAAATAGTTATTGTATATAATCCATTTGAATTCTTTTCTTTGGTTATTTTTAGATTTTTATATTTATCTAAAGTAGCCCTAACCAAAACTTCATTTAAATCAGGAAATATATGGGAACTTACATCAGTTTTTACTTTTTCATCTTTAGCAAGTAATTTCCATTGGTTAATAGCCTTTAATGTTTCTTGTTTAGATTTATTTTCTGGTAATAAATTTGCAGTATTTTCTTTGTTAACAAACTCTTTAAATCCTTGTATATCTTGTTTAGAACCTAATATGTGAATTTGTTCTGGTTCTGGAATTATATAATGATTTTCACCTTCTATAAAATCAAGATTTTTATTATCTAATATTTTATTTAATACTTCTAACCTATCTTTATGTTTTTGAATTTCTTGTTCAGAAAGAGGTTCTTCTGGAGTTGCATCATAACCATTTTTTAAAGAATCTTCTATTAAATCTCTTTCAAACAATAAGTCTTGAGTATTTTCATCTAAATGAAGTTTTATAAAACCTTTAGATTTATGAATTACAGAATCATTTTCTTTATATTCACCTTTTAGTAATTCTTTTTGTCTTTCAGAAGAAATATTTTCCCAGACAATAGGATTTTCTGCATTTATAATAACTGGATATACTTTTCCACCAAAAGTTTCTTCTCTCTCTTCTGGAGACATTTGCTTTAAAGCAATCATCTCTCCTTCATCAACTCTATTAATAGCTAAATTTGAATAATAATTTGAAGTAAGTGCAGATTTAGTAAAATAAAAACCTTTACCAAAAATCATAGCTCCCTCTCCTTTAAGGTAGAAATCTTTAGAGAATTTCTCTATATTTTTAGCTTGACTACCATGATAAACAATATCCTTTACTTTACTATCAGGAAATATAGTATCAAGATATTGAGAATATAATTGTTGAGCTTGTTGTTTTTGTTGTGGGGTTATTAAATCAATGTTGAGCAAAGCATTTGTTAATATTGTTTCATCATCTTGTATAGTTAAATTTTCGTTTGATGTTTTATAATATTTTTTTAAATTATCATGTGTATATTCTATTAGTCTCGGTTTATATTCTTTTATTACCTTTCCTTTATTTTCAGATATATGCTCAATATATTCAGATTGTGGCATATCATATAGATAAACTTTATCATTAATTCTAACAGCAACTGTATAGTGAAGTATTTGTTTATCATTTATAGGAGATTTAGACCAAATTGCTACAGGTTTAGCATAAAATGTACCTCTCTCTTTAGTTTTTCCAAACTTATCTAAAACATAGTTTAAAACCCTAATTTGTGTATTATCACAAATATTAGTGGCTTCTGCGTGATTATCTATAATATGCCCAATTTTCCAATGTTTTTTAGGCATAAATGAATCCATTGTTAATCCATTTGTACTAAACCCCAGAGTTTCATATACATCATTAGCTAATTCAGGATTTTGTTCAAATACAAAATCAACACCTTCTTTTATACCTTCATTTTTATTCAAAAATCTCTTTAAACCATCGGTAGCCCCATATTGAGCTACTAATGATTCTAATTCTTTATTATTTATTTTCTCTATTTTACAACCCATAGTTATATATTTTTATTTTGCAAAGATACTAATTATTATTTACAAGAAAAAATTACATCTTCACTTTTAATCATTCTTTTTAATGCAATCCTTTGCTTTGGAGTCAATTCTGACATAAATTGTTGAACAGATATATTTTTATTATCTTTTGATAATAATAATGCTTGTTCATTAGTTACAGTCCAACTGTTTTCATCGTTATTAATTACTGGACTAATTACTTCATATTGTAATTGCCAAGCTTCTGATAATTTAGGTTTAACTTTGTTATTAAAATAATCAACAGACCATCCTTCAAGTCTGGACCATTGTTCTGAGTTCATACCAGAACCCTGTAGTTTATATAATGGTTTAGTTACTCTGACTCGCACTGAATCACCTTTTCCGTTATACCATGTTATAATATCTCCAACTTTAGCATTCTTCCAATAATTAATATTCCCCTGAGATTCATACCTTGTAGTTGCTGTTCTTTCTCCATTTTTAATAGCATCCAATGTTGTTTTGGATTTAATATCATTTCTTTTATTTTCCCCATAGGAATATGACATTTGACCTTTAAATTCAGTTACTTTGTTTTGAGTATTTTCATTATTAATAACCTCTTCTTGTGCATTTTTTTTATCCGAAGTTATTTTATTATTAGTTAAGATATAGGCATGTTTTTGTGCTCTTGATAATGCTACATATTTCAATTGTTTTCTTAATTCTGAATCTGGAAATTTAGAAATGTCTCTTGAGTCAATAACTATATTTTTATAAGTACCACCCTGAGATTTATGAATTGTATGAGCATAGCCATAATCTAATGTTTTCTTTATTTTCACAGCAGGATTACCATTTTTGTCAGTCCCATAAGCCATATCTTTAGTTGATGCGTATTTTGATTTATAAGCATTTAATGCAGCCCATGCTTGAGCAGCTTCTCTGCTCCCTTTTGGCTGTTTTATTGCGAATTGTCTTAGTTCTTCAAATCTTTCGGCAATTAAATTATACACTTCTTTTGGATTTTCATTTGAAAGAACTTTGATTCTAACTGGTTTAATATCTTTATCTATAAGGTTTTCTATTGTTATTTCATAATATTTTATTTCTCCATCTTTTTGCAAATCAGAGACATTAGTTACTATATAATCTCCAGAGTTTATTATTTTAGCTTCTCCAGTTTTATAATCAACATCGAAATTATCATACCCCATCAATATTTCACCAACATTATATTCATTTGAAGATTTTTCTTTCCAAATACCTTTTCTTATAGTTTTATTAGTATTCTCAACATTTAAATTAGTTCCGCTAACAACTCTAACCAACAAAGGGTTGGTTTTAAATTCTTTTGATTCAAATAATTCTATAGCTTTATCATAAATTTCTTTTGGGTCATTAGAAAAAGTTACTCCTTCGCCAGAATCATTTTGTTTAGATACCATTGACATTTGTTCTGGATTATTAGAATTCCTAACATTTGTTATTTCAGCTAATAAAGGATTGGCTCCAGTTCTTTCAACCTTAGTTAATTCATAAGTATCTTTTACTGAAGAGAATACTTTAGATAATCCAGTTTGTCCAACTGGTTTTATTTGAGCAGGGTCGCCCATGAATAATACTTTTATACCCATATCTTCAGCAGCATCTTTAATAAATCGAAATAACTCATTATTAATCATAGAACTTTCATCTATAATAAGCAATCCGCCTCTTGATAAAATAGCATCTTTTTGCTTTTCAAAAGCTATGTCTTTTGTACTGAAATGTTCTAAATCCATTAACGGAGACAACCCAAACACTTTATGCAATGTATATACCTTTGCATCTTTTAAATTTTGTTTTAAAACTGCATTAGCTCTATGAGTTGGAGATGAAAATACTATATTTTTAAAATAAGTTTTTTTATCAATATAATCAACAAGTAATTGTATTATAGAAGTTTTCCCTGTGCCAGCATAACCTTGTAGTGTAAATTCTTGTTTATCTTTATCATTATAAAACTCATACATTTTATTCAAAGCTTCTTCTTGCTGAGAATTTAATTTAAATTTAGTTTTGACTTTAATTCCGTCTGGGAAAACAAATTCATTATCTTTTTTATTTTCATTTGATAATAATTTTTTTTCTTTTGGGTTTACCAAATATAATTCTCTGGTAGCATTTCTACTATTTTCATCACTTGCTGCAAATCTATAAGATACTGTTAATGGATTTATTTGTTTTATTGGACCATCGTTAATACGATATTCTAAACTTCTCCCATATTTATCATTTTTTGATATAACCTCATATTTATTTCCATTAATATCATAACCAATGTCACCAATTTTTGCAAATTGTAATTTAAATGAATCTCCAAGGTCTCTATCGTCAATATTTTCTTCTTCAAAACTTGGTTTATTGAGAATATTCATAAAAGCATCATCATCAACATCCATTCCTTCAATGTCAGTTTTATTGGCATTTAAATCAATTGATATTGGGTATTCCCCAGAATTGTCAATTCCAATTTCTAATAATTTTTTATTCATATACTCAAATATCTTTGGAGCAGTTTGTTTCATATTTGATATTTGACCTTTTCCAAATGGCATTTGAGCAGCAAACTTAATTCCTTTGAAATTAGAAATATTATTTTTTATTATTTCTATTTCTGAATCTATAATTTCTTTATATTCATTAAATCTATTATCAGTCCATTGAGTTCTTTTATCATCAATCATGGTTGTTATTGGGAACGCATTATTCAAACCTCTAATAACTGCTTGCGTCATTCCTGGATATTTTAATCCTTGTCCATATATGGCAGAATACCTACTTTCATCTGGTATTGAGAATGAGCCAGATGTTCTTTTTGCATTGTCAGTAAATAAATATATATACTCAGAATCATTACTAACAGATTGCCTTGAAAAATTAGTTTTTAATGGTATTGTCTTTATATTATTGGTAGAAATATCACTTAATTTAATAATCTCATCTAATACAGCAGCTAAAGCATGGTCAGTTTTAACATCAATACCAAGTATGTTTTTAAATAATTGTAATATTTTATCAAGTATAGACTTATTGCCTTTAGTTTTAGTGTCATTTAATAACTCTTGAAACTCTCTATTTGAAAACAATACAGATACAAATTCCTGAACATTATCAAAAGCTCTTGAAGCCATTGTATTGTCTTTTATTTTAGCTTGTAGCTCTTTATTATCCTTTAAATTATTAAATAAATCTATTAATCCATCAACAGCTTGTTGTTGTTTCAAAGATAAGCCCTTTTTATTTTTAATTTTATCAAATAATAATCCATGAGTTAATTCATGTAAAATAACTCTTTCTAATCCTTCAGCAGTCCTAATATCAATACCATACATTAATCTAAATGTATTATACTCACTATCAGTTGAAGTATTAATAACTATTTTGCCTTCAATATTATCATATTTATCATCAATGACCTTAGACTCTTCAATACTTTTAATTGTATTTAAATGAATTAAATTATCTAATAAGAATTTAGCTAAAAGCTTAGTTTCTTGCGTAGCCCCATTATTAATAATAGTATTCAAAACAGCCTCTGGACCATCTTTAAAACTATATTTTTCAGCTACAGATTTAGGTTTATTATCAGTTAATGAAGTTTCAACTTTAGTTATTTCTACTTTATTGGGATTTTGTTGTGTTGGTTTTGACAATCTTGTATCAATTATATTTTTAGGTTCTATAACTGTGGATATATTATCTCTTGTTAAATCATATTCAGTTAATAAATTCCCACCAAGCAAACCAATTCTTTTAAATGTAATAACATAGTCATCATCCATTGAATCCCATTTATACAAAACATTAGATTGACTTTTTTTATCAAAATAATATAAATAGCTTGATATAACATTGCCATTCTCTAACCATATACTTTTTAATTTATCACTATCACTTTTTGACTCAACTTTAAATGTATTAGGTATCTCTTTTGCTAAAGTAGTTTTCTCACCATTTATATCTTGTAAATCAAAAGCAAAACTCAAATCTTCAATTCTTTTTGATTTAGTTGGATTGTGCTGGAAGAATTGGGTTACAAATCTTTCCGCAAAATCTACAGTATGAGCCTCCTTGTTGTCAATATCAGATAATAACTTCTTTATCTCTGGTCCAAACTTATTATCAATCTTCCAATCAGAAGGTAAAAATCTATTAAAATCTTTAGCATTCCTATCATCTCCAAATAACAAGTCATATTTAACTAAATCTAATCCTATTTCTTTTTCAACTGGATTATTACTATTAAGTAATTCCAACCAAGCAATAGGATTTGAGTAGTCAAATATTTCTTTAACATCTTTTGAAGATTGGAACTCTATAAATGAAGGATATAATTCTCCATTTAATTTAAGGATTAATGAATTAAGGAATAAGTTGTCTGGATTTTTATTTACATAATCTGCAATTCTATATGCTAAGGAATTATCTCCATATAATAATCTTCTTCTTTCATTTTCAATATTATCTATATTTAATATATTCTTTGAAATAGCTCCAACTACAGCAGATTTAAATGCATAAGTTATTTGCAATACATCTTTTTCACTAAGCCCATCTTTATCCATTGCTACTTCAAGCCTCTCAAAAGCTCTTGTTAACAATAAATTGTTTGTTGGGAATAATGAGTTATGAGTAAATAAACTTATTGAGTCACTTAATATTTGTGAAGCTCCTCCTTTTTTAGTAGCTTTAATTAAATTTTCAGTGTTCCCTAAATATGTTGGTCTGTTAATGTTTTTCTCAAGTTTAGCTTTCTTTTCTATGGATGCAGCAATAGACTTATCTAATAACTGCGTATCTGTATTTAAAGAGGTTCTAAGCCCTAATATTTCAATAGCAACCTTATCATACTTCAGGAAATTATTAAGGATAAGAGCTTGTTTCTTTTTATAATCATCATCTCTTTTGTCCAAATCAGTACCAATCATATCATGCATATCTTTTAAAGAAAATGCAGTTACATTGTGTAATTCCTGAAACTTTTCATCTCCAATATAATTCTTAAAAAATTCTTCAGTGAATTTTTTAACTTTAGATTTGCTGAATTCAGAATCAGTTATCTTATCTAAATTCCTGAGTTGTTTTATATATTCAACAATAATGGGCTGTCTTAAAAATGCTCCAATAAAATCTAACCCAAATCCTGTTTCTGAAATTAAAGCTGCAACATTAAATGTACTTTCATTAAGATTTAATTTAATAAGTTGCAAATCCTTGGCATTATCAACAGAAGCTGATTGGATAAGTTTATTTGTATAAGATATTAATTCACCATTAAAGGTTCTTATTTTATCTAATCTAAAAGCTCCTTCTTTTACATGCCCTTTGTAGTCAAATTTATCAACAGAGTTAGTCTCATCACCTATAATGTCATTATATAGTTCTCCATTTTCTTTAAGAAACTTAACTGATACAGTTTTGTTAACGTCAATAATATAATTATCTCCAACTCTCTGTAATACATTTTTTAAATATATTCCAGATTGTTGAAATGTTATATGCCCTGTCATAATTGATGACCAAGCAGAAACTCCAATTTTCCCAGCAGCATTATTTTGTACAACAGTTTGTTGGTAATCTGGGTTAATAAACCCCATTTCTTTAACTGCATTTTGTACAAAATTACCTTTTTCTTCATCTGGAGTTATGCTATTAAGATATGATATAACATCATCAATTCTCTTTGTATCTAATGGAGATAGGATTTGGTTAACTAATTCAGGAGAAGATAATATTGACAAATAAATATCAATAACCTGATTCTCTAATTGCTCATTAGTTAAAGTTTGTATTTTAGGAATCTTTAAAAATTCCTCATAAGATAATAATCCTTTTGATGCTACTATATTTTCTAATATCTCTATATTTTCATCATAAGTTTTTTCAAAATCTAATTTACCTCTTCTTTCATTTATATCTTCACCAAATATATCTGACAATAATTTATTGGAAGCATATTTATCTTGTTCTTCTTTGAAAAATTCATATCCTTTTTTGGATTTTACAAAATTTAAGAAATTTAAGTATTTTGTATAATATTTATATCTTTCTTCATCGGTTAAAATATGTTGAACTTTATTAATCATCCCATCTTTGCTGAATTTATAATTATATCTATGTACATACAACTTATCAACATCAAAGTCACTACCCATTTGAAGGGTAACTCCTCCAGGTACAACAACCAAGTCTCCCATTATATTAGGCAAAAATCCTACTACTTTTAATTTAATTGTGGAACTTCTACCTTGATTAGGAATCCTATATCCAACTAATTCAAGTAAATCTTTATCAATGTTTTTAAGCATTTCTTTAGTTACCTGTATTTGTTTTCCGTCTTTAATAAAATATGAAGGCAATAATACTTCTGCATAAACACCACCATTTTCATCAATTTTATAATCTAACTCTTTTCCTTCATGTCCATCAATCCAAACTATATTGGTTGAATCAATTTGACTTTGAGTTTTTACATTATTTTTATTAAATGAAAACCCTAAAGTTGAAGCCTGTACAAATGATTTGCCTGGTAATTTAATTTTAAGAACTCTATTGCTAACAAGAGATTGCATCAATTGTTCTATCTTAGTGTGAACTCCACTAAACATCAAAGGGATAACAAATCCATTATCATCAGTTTTCAATGACAATATATCATTATATGGCATACCTTTATTGATAGCTTCTTCTATAAGCATCTTTTTAAGTTGACCCATATCTTTTAGTACGTATCCACTTGGAGTCTTAACAAAACCTAATTTATCAACCAACTCTTCCCAATGTCTTCTGTACATTTCATTGGTAATTCTATCTTTAGCTCTTCTCAATTCATTTGCTTTAATAGATTTACCATTAGACATTTTAACTTCCATGTTAACTGGCATATCCATCATAGCAAGAGTATTTAATTGCCCTGCTTCAAGAATATGGTCTTTATCCTCTTTGAATGGGACTTCTTGCTGTATTCTTAATCCTTCTCTTGACAAAGTAACTACATTAGATTCTATATTCTCTAATTTGTCATTAAATGTTCCATCATCATTATATAATTTAACACTATTCCTGAAACCTAATTTAGTTGCTGTATTTGGGATAAGTCTATCTATTTTATTCTTTTCCATAAAATACATAACTCTTTCAAGTTCAGTTCCAGTACCCCTTAACATTTGAGGTATTAATGGAAATACTGATGTCTTAATATAATATGGAACATTTATGTTGAATTTTTCATCAATCTGATTATTTACATAAACTGGTTTTAATGGTCCAAATATAGTTTTCTCTAAAATAAGTTTTAATTGTTCATTAGATAAAGTGTTTTTGTTCTGCATTAAATTATCATATTGAGTTTTATCTATTTCTCCAAATGATAACAAATGTTCTAAATATTCCTCAAAACTACACCATTCCTGAGCATCTGCAAGTTTTAATTTATCAGCCCAAGCTTTTTTATTATCTTCATCCAATAACTCTGATTTGGATATTTCTGAAAATGAAATAGGTTCATTTATCATTAAATATCTTACATCCTGCTTATTTTCAGTATTACCTTGAATTCCAGGTGCACCACCTTTAGCAGTTCTTTTGTATAAATTATCAGAGGTAGCATTAAGTATATCTTCCCAAGAATTTACATCTTTAGCTTTACCAGCATAAAAGAATGCAGGGTCTCCAGTAAGCATCATATACTCGTTAATAAAATAATCCATTCTATTAAGTAAGTAGTCTGATGCTATTTTATTGACTTTATTAATTCCAGTTACATCTTTAAAATCCTTTTTCTTGAAATAATTATTATCAATGGCAAATGACTTAATCCCACCTTCATTATTAATTTCAACAAACTTCATTTCTTTCCACTTAGAAACTTTAGTTTCAATCATTTTGACTAGAATTCCTTTTATGTAGTCTCTAATAGCCTCTTTGTTTCCTTCAAAATCTAATTCATCACCATATTCACTTTCAGTTTTTTTATCCCCAAGTTCTTTAATGATATTATTTAATTCAGGAAATAAGAAAAGTTTAGTTCCAGCACCTTGAATAATACCTTTATCAGTTTTAATATAATGATAATTCTCAATTAAGTTTTCTGGAGTGTTCTTATTTTCATGGAAAGCTCTTTTAGTTTGGTTAACTCTTCCAACTTCCCCAAGAACATAATCCATAAATTGATTCAATGTTTTTGAATCATCACTTATCTCAATATTTCCATTAACAAAACTTATACCATGTAATCCTAATCTTGTTGATTTGACTAAAGCAAATGTAGTTTTATCTGAAGGGGTTAATGTTAAGTTTAATGTATAATCAAACCCATTAGCTCCAGAGAAATTAACATGCAATACTTCTTTATCAAAATTACTTGCTCCTTCATAATTGATTACAGTTTGTTTTTGCTTCTCATTTTTCAATGAATCTACATAATGAATAGCAAACATATCATCAAGGGTTTTACCTTCTTCTAATTTTATAGAATTCATCTCATTAAGAATTCTGCTGTATTTAGAAAATGGAATGTTTAATAAAGCATCTCTATGCTCTTTATCCCCAGTTAATCTATGCATTTCATCAGAATTAAATGCAGAAGGAACTATACCATATACAACATCATTATTCCCATTTCTAAATGAATTAGAGGTTAACATTGGGTTTACAATATTTTCATAAGCTGCAAGCCCTTTTAACCTGACATTATCAGTTTTAAATATGTCATTACCTTTAGTTAATTCTCCAAAAAGAATATTGACATTATTTATTAATAAATCTGTATTTTCAATTTTTGGAATACCAGTAATTTTACCACTATTATTCTTTTTATATTCAGATGTGTAATTTTTCCTTAATTTTTTAGAGTAAATAACCATCGCAGCACCAGATACATTAATGCCTATTTCTCTTAAAAATTTAGTTACACCAGCTATATCTTTTTTGCCTTTTGCAGAAGTATATTCATTCCATCTTGTTCTAATATCTTCAGCTACAGTAGTATCAATAACTAATTCTCCAGAAGGCAAAACTGATTTAATTAATTTATTATTATTAAATATAAAGTCAGATTTCCATTTACTAAGTAACATATCAGTAGCAGCAGCTTGATTTGAGTTCATTAAAGAAAATTTAGTATAACTAAGTTCTCCAGATGTAGTTTTACTATATTTCATCAACCAATATTGTTTCTTAGTCATTCTCATTACACTAAAAAACTCATTCTTTTCTTTACCAGTTGATTCATTTAAAACATCTATAACCTGAGAAGCTAACATCCCTATATTGCCTCCTGAAGTTTTTAATTCCAATAAAGTATCTTCCATTTTATTGATAGGCACATCAGCTAATACTTCAACTAAAGAAGTAAATACAATATTACCATCTCTTGAAGCAACATCACCAAGCATAGTATATACTGGATATTGTAGTTCAGTTACACTACCATCTTCATTCCTTACCTCTTTAATTTGAATATTAGGTATTTGAGATAACATTCTTTTTACTCTACCAGACATTCTGTTCTCTGGGTCAGTAGTGTCATTTCTATTATCAGCATGATTTGTTTTCTCATAATCACCCTCATTTGCTTCAACGTCATTTATATTAACATTGTATTTAAGTTGTTCTATTGCAAATTCAATAAGATTTCTATATCCAACAAAATCATCACTTCTTTCAAAGTTATTAAGCACATTGTCTATATTTTCTGCAAATTGAGGTTCTGATTCTTTTATATAATTTAGATATTCTTTTGCAGATTGCATAATGACTTCTAATGGGACAGAAGTACCTTTAGCATAGTAACCACCTTTTGGGTTTTCAAAATATTCTCCATTTTTTCTATGTTCTTCCAAACCTTTAAGAATTACATCTCTAAGAGTATTTGCTATTTCAGTTTGTTTTTTAAGTCCGAATGAATTAGAAAAATCACTTAACTTCCCTTCTTGAAAATATTTATAATCTAATAAATTTGCAGAATTAGAATTTTTACCAGAATTTCTTTGTGCTCCAAATATTTTTTGTTTATTTTTATTTAATTCTTGAGTTGGTTTTGTTTCTGCAACATAAACTGATTTATTATTTTGCTTATATTTATTATAAGCTTCTTTCCTTTTATTGAAATCAATTATATAATTGTTATATTCTTCTTCTGATTCAAAAGCTGGACTATATTCAATATATTCCTCAAAATCTCTCTCTCTTTGCTTACCAAATAACTCATATAACTCATCATCTGTGCTTGATGTGCCTAACATTTTATTATTTAATACATCTTTACCAAATTCAGATATTAATTCAGACTTAGATTTTGTTTCTGCAAAAATATCTTCTTGTTTAGTTACAACTACATTTTCTTCGTTTTTAACTTCTTTTTCTTTGGTGTTAATAGTTTCTTTTTCTAATACTGCTAATTCTACATCAACAAATTTCCTAAATTCTTCTTTAAATTTACCAGCAGTACTCCAATCATTTCCTAAGTTATTACCTTCAAAATCTGTATTTACTTTCATTTTTTCTACAGACCCATCAGTTCTTGGAGCCATTCTGTAGCTTTCTTTAATCAGTCCTTTTTCTTTAATGGTAATTACAAAGCGTTTAGCCATATCTTCCCCAATTTTATTTACGTCATCTCTTCTGTTGCCACTATATTTGCGAGTAGTTATGTAATTATAAGCAGCTTCAATATCAGCTTTTTTAGATTCTAAATCAGATTTAACTGGTTCACTAACCTTTACTTCTGGAATATTCCTTTCATTATTAATGTTCTTAGTATCAATAGATATAACTGGCTGTGATACAAAAGTTTTATTACCTTTTTCATCAGTTATAGCTTGTATATTTGTAGAAGCATATTCAAATTCATCTAAGAACTGTAAATAATTAATATCACTTCTTTGCTTTAAATTACCATCTTTATCTATATCAATAAAAGTAAATGGTGCATTTAAGTCTTTAGCATGGTTTTTATTTATTGCTGGATGCTTCCCTTTATCAAAAGCTCCTTTTATTTTTCCTTTAATAAAGTTAACGTCCTTTACATTGTTTAAAAAGATATTTTTAGGAACATCTCCATCAAATAATTGAAGAATTATATGTCCATCATGTTCATATATATTGAATAGAGTTCTTGGATTTAACTTATAAGCATCTTTCTCAACATTAGCATTATTAATTCTATAAACATGCTTACTTATTTCATCTTGCAATTGAGTCATTGTTTCAATTCCAAGATTTTTAGCAGATGATTTATCTTTAATATGAATATATATCAATTTAGATAAAATATCTAACATTCTATCATATTGAGATGATTGATTTAAGAAATGTGTAAATATGGGAGTCATTAAATATCTTTTATCAGCAGTTGGTACAGCCATAAAAGCAACTCCAGTTTTCATGTTCTTGAAGTTTCTATTAATAATAGTTCTTTCAACTCCATCAGCAAATGAAACTTTTCTTTGTCCATTTACAGTAGCTATAACAGCTTTACTTTTTCCAAAGGTTTTGTTTAAAGAATTCCTTACCCTTTTCCCATCAGTACTTTTGGTTATATTCAAGAACCCTGGAGTACTATTTAATATGGTTGTAGATAACACTGTATCTTGAGAATTAAACATCATATTCCTAATTCTCATAACCTCATCAACAGTACCCTGCTGAACTCCTTCTTTTAAGGTTTTACCATCAGCCTCATAATACCAAGCTTTTTCATGTAAAAAGAACATGGGGTTTTTCCCATCAAATTCACTATCAAGTTGTATTCCTATAACTGAATTTTCGGGTTTATCTTTTTTATCAACTACAAATAATTTAATTTTATTACCTGCTGATAATTTACCATCAATTAAATGACTTCTATCTTTAGTTTGCTCAGGGATAATATTACCTTCATCATCTCTAAGGTCATTAACTTTGCCATCTCCATCAATTTCATATTTACTATCAAGAAATCCTAATGTAACAAAAAATCCAGCTCTATGAGATGGAGTCATTCTATCATCATTAATTGCATCAAAGTTATTAGCTTCAAATATATCATCACTAATTTCTTCTAAATCATCTTTTGATAATTCAGGCTCTTTGTCAATTTCAGTTGGGTTTAAAGATTCTACAACTTTAGTGTCTTCTTTTAATTTATTTTTTTCTTCTAACCTTAATTTATCTAAAATTACTTTAGCTTCATTAAAGGAATCTGCAACTGCAACTGGTTTATCTCCATCATATATTCTTACATTTTCTTCTTCATCAGTTATTATATTATACCTTTCAGAAGGATTATAAGAATATCTGTCTGCTTGTGGCTTTGGTTCTGGTTTATTTTTATTAGCTTCAACATTAGCTTTAGCTTTTTCTAATTTTCTTTTTGCTATTAAATCAGATATAATTTTAGTTTGTTTTTCTCCAAGTTTACTTGTATCATAATTTTCTAATTCCTCATCAGTTAAAGAAGATATTTTTTCTTGGAATTTAGTTTCTTTTTTAGTTAATCTTTCTTTATCTTGATTTTTTGCTTCTTCATCATATTCTTTTAGTCTTTCATTTCTGAAAGATTCATCTTCATTGAATTTATTATAATTATCTGCTGAAGTTTTTTCATGTTCAATAGATTGTCTTAATATAGATTTCTGGTCAATTAATTCTTTAGTTAATGAATTAACTACATTCCATTTTTCTGCTAATTTCTCAACAAAATTATCATGGGTGTAATTTGTTTTGTTTTGTTCATTGTATAACTTTAGAGTTTCTTCAAGATTTTTAGTTAATTCATTTTTCTTTTTAACTAATTCTGGCAATGATTTATCTATCTCATATACACTTTGATTATATTCAATTTCTCTTTTACCAACTTTATTTTTTGACACAGATTTATAATGTCCAGTTTTTTCATCAAAATAACTTCTGTTATCACCATCAATTTCTTGTAATCTTTTTATACTTTCTTCTATTGCAGAAATTGTAGCTTGATGCTCTGCATATTGGGACATTAAACTTTGTACATCTAAAGGAACCCCATCAATAAAATTATTAGAAGTTATTTTTGATTGTATCTCATTTATTTTATTTGTGGCATCTTGTTTTAATTTTCCAAAATGTCTTTCATTTATTTTTTGAGTAAATAAATAATCAAATGCCCTTGGGTCATCCCTAAGATTAGTGTACATCTTTTTATACTGGTCTTCAACAAACAAAACAGTTTCCTTTAAGTCTTTTATTTTTAAAGCAACTTGGTCATCTGCTAACCCAGAATCTTTTAATTCTTTAGCAAAAGATGGACTTTCTATTTGTTCTAACAATAAGTCAGCATTACCAGCTTGTACAGATGACCTTGCAATATTATAACTCATTTGAGTTTTAATATGTTCAGCTTTTGTATCATTGCCACTTTCTTCAGCTGTTTTTAATGCATCAATATATTTAGTTAAATTTTCTTTTCTTTTAGAAATTTCAGCTAATTTAGTTTTCATTTGAGAAGAGCCTCCAGTTGCATTATTTAATGCATTACCAAGTTTATTCCCAACAACACCACCAATAACACCCCATATGAATGAATCCTGAATATCTTCATCTGCAAAAGAATTAATAACTCTTTCTCCAAATGAAGAACCATCTTCCTGTTCTATTCCAGTTTCAATGTTAAATTGTCTTGTAGCTTCTTTTTGATTAGTTGTATTGACAACTTCCTCAGCACCCTCAGACATTTTTTCTAAAACCTCAAAATCTCTAATACTTCTAACAGTTTTACCGACTTTAGAGATTGGCTTGATAACTCCAGTAGCAAGTTCTTGAGCCTTTGCCATCTCTCCAGTAATTCTTAAATTTCTTGTGAGACCTCTTAGCGGTTTCATTATTGCACCTAATTGTATAAAATCAAATACAAGATTTGCATAATTTGCAGTATATTGCATTGCAGCAGCATCAGCAGCAGCTTTTTTCATGTTCTCATGCTCTTTAGCTGAATCTGCATATATCTTTTGAGATTCTGTTTCAAGTATAGAGTTGTATTTATTTCTTATGTTTTGTTCAGATAATTGCCTGTTAATTACTTGTTCTTTATAGTATGGGCTTTCAACACCGACTGTAATTGGAGGTAAATTTTTCAATTCAGAATCCATTGTTGGTTGAAGCATTCCTTGAACTTTTGCTAATTTCTCTTGAGTTTTTGAATCAATAAATGCTTCTCCAGCTTTTACATTATCATCATAAGTTCCAGAAGACTCTCTAAATGCCTCAGCGTGCCTCATAGCACCAGCTCCACCAAGTTGAGCAATAAAGTCTCCAGCAATAAGACCAGCAGTTCCTAATTTACTTAATTGCATTAACTTATTAAGAAATTGAAATCCTTTAGCAACACCAATCCCTGGTATGAATGAACTCGCAAAAGACATAACACTAACACCACTTTGTAAATAATAAGCAGGGTCACTAAATCTTTTATCAGGGTCTCTGTATATAGGAGTAGTTTCTTGTGTCCATTTATAGATGTTATTACCAATATCATATATAAAGTTATGAAACTCCTCTCCATCTTTATTTACACTACCAATTAACGGACTAAACAAAGCTCCAGCCTGCATAATAGTGCCTCCAACAACTTCTCCTATTATTGCTTGATTTAACATACCACCTATTTGGTCATAAGTTGATTGTTGTTCTGCTCTATTCTTCTGAAAATCATGAGAAGATTCCAATGTTTCTCTTCCCAACCCAACATCATATTGGCTATCTGATTCAAAATATTCTGGAGCAAAATTCACTGGCTCGTGTGTTTCATCAAAAGCTTGCTGATAACTTTGCTCAGACAATGAACTTAAATTACTTAAGCTTCCTGTACTTCCTAATTGTAAATTAAGTTTAATTGGAGCATTTTGTTTTTTTATAGGTTCTCCCATATTTATTTTTTAATATTATTTTGTTGGTATATTCATTGTATTTTGGCTTAACCCATGAGATAATAACTCTTTGTTATATGATTCAATTATATCTGCATATGTTTTTGTATCATCATATGCAACTATATTCCCAGATAAATCCATAACCTCTATTATAACATTATTTTTATTACCAGGGATAATTGTTGCGTATGCTTTATATCCATCTGGTAATCCAGCTATAGGTACTGATGTTTTCATTCTTTTTGCACCTACATTCTTATTTACATTTTTAATAGAATAAGAATTAAATATTTTTTCAGCTTCAGCTAATCCTTTATATGAATTTTTAAAACCTTCTGGCAATGATTCTGGATTTACAGAATAAGTATTTTTACCAATTCTTACATCTAAAAGTCCTTTTGTGTTATTTAAAAATGTTACATTTGATTTCTTTTCATCTTTATCATCTGATGAAAGTCCTCTAGAAACAAGTCCTTTTAAAGTCTCAAAATTTATTGTTCCAATTTTTTCTAATTTCCCATTTTTTTCTTTATAAGCTGTTACTGGTAAGCCTTTTCCTGTCCCAGCATTTATAGCTTCTTTGAATGCACTTTTAGCTGCGTCTGAATTATAATAATAAAGATTTGTCATTGCTGCATCTTGATTTAGCTTAATGTCGTGATAATCATTTATAAATTCATCAAATGGCATACTTCCATTCCCATTTTTCTTATATTCATTAAACAAACTAATAGCATCATCATCCAATCCTATTGCTTTTAATACACTTGGAGCAGTATTATTTATTGTTTGATTTTTATATGTATTCTCTGTTTTATTTTGTTTTATTTGTTTTGTTACATTATCAATTGTTGGTTCTACTTTTTTTAATGCCTTAATCCTCATTTCAAGTGTATTTTTTTGCTTTGCAGTCTCAACTATTTCGTTATAATCAGAGTCATTCATTTGAGGAGGTTTACCCCAGCCACCACTTGCTATTCTTGAATAAATATTATCAAATCCAATATCAAATAATTTATTCTTTTTCTGTAAATCAGATATTTTTTTATCTACATTGTCTATATTTGCTTTTGCCTCATTATAATTATTATTCCATGCATTCCATGACGCTGAAAATACCTTTTGTTTTTCTTTATAGATTTCAATCGGTTGTCTATTGTCTTTAGATGTCTTATTAGAAGCCCTATAAAAAAAGTCTTTAGCTTTATTTATAGTTTCTTCTCTCTGTTTATTTATTTGTTCTGAATTTTTATCCCTTGATTCTTGTACTTGCTCTGGTTTTAATGATGCCAAATCAAGCTCATCTTTACCATTCTTTTTTGATGAATTATTTACAGATGTAACATTGTCTTTATATGATACACTTGGGTCCCATTGTACTAATGGTTCTCCTATTTTATTAAATCTACTTCTAATAATTGAATCTGCTTGTTCATCTGATATTTCCTTGCCATTATTTTCAAGTTCAGATAATTGTCTTTTTAATTGCTTGTAACTAGTAGATTGCTTATATCTCTGGTAAGCTCCTGGCTGGTCATGTTTATATTGGTCTGGAGAAATACCATTATATGCAGTTGTTTTTGTTGACACAACCTCATTGTTACCAAAAGTTTTAACTCCCTTCCCTCCATTGTAAGCCTGTTCATATGACTGTTCTGTAGATTGATGTTGTTGAGTCATCACATCTTTCCACGCTTTCATCATTTCATCATCATGTTGTAATTCCCCTTGAATGTCAGATACAAATTCTGTATTAGCTCTATTGTTATCTTTATCCCAATAGGCTTTATTTGTATAATCTTTTTTAAATGCCAATGCTTTACCATCTGCATTTAATTTCATCTCTAAATCTCTCTCTAACTTTTCACCTTCAACTAATTTCTTCCTCATTTTATAATAAGGATTATTAGCTTCATTTGATAAAGTTCTTAATATATCACTTGAAGCTTCTCCATAATCTCCATTATAAGTACTTTGTACCAAATCTTCAACTTTAGCTTTAGCATTATCCATTAAATAATTAGAATAGTCAACATCAATTGCCCTATCCTCTTGCTTGCCCATTTCTTGTTGGTATGCTGCATGAGCTAAATATCCCTGTTGGTATTTTTGCTCTTTCATAGCCATAACTTTAGCTACTTCTTCAAAAGGTAATTTAACAAACTCATTAGGTTTGTATTCCTTACTATATCTTCCTGCCATATATTATATTCCTCCAAATAAGTTTTGACCAAATCCTAACACTTTATTAAAAGCATTTGATGTATTCATTTTTAATTGTTCAAGTAAAGTTTTAGCTTCTTCACCATAATATTTTTTACCATTAAAAGTTAACTCTCCATTCTTTTCATCATAATTATAATGAGGAGCTATGTCTTTTAATAATTTAAATTGTCTATCCTGACTGTAATTATTAGCTAATTTATTTGCAATTCCTTGCATCCCAGCCATTCTTCTATCCTCAACAGCAGAAGCATCAGCTTGATTCATATTGGCAATATTTAATGCCATACTTCTATTTTGTCCTTCAATACCTGCATTAGCTTGGTCTGCTGCCATTTGATTTTGAATATTAATATTTTGTGCTTTGTTATACAACTGCCATAAATTTTTGTAGGCTCCAGTGTTAGCAACATTACCTAAATTTGCATACATACCTGCATCACCACCTGAGCTTTCTTTGGCTAATAACATAGCCTGGTTTCTTGCATCTTGAACTGCTGCTTCATCAGCACTTGTATCATACCTTGCTGCATTAACCCTACTCTGATTCATATACATATTAGGGTCAATAGGTTTATCTTTTTTAGTAAATGAAGCAATTATATCAGGTATATATTGAGCTGCATATTGTAGCCCATCTCCCATGTTACCAAAATTATTCAATAAATTTCTTTTTTGTAATTTATTTGGTAATGTTGTTTTAAATAAATCATCCTCATTTCCAGTTAGATTTGTTTTGCTCATATTTTGTCCACTTGGATTGTTTATATTAGTTGGTTTATTGTAATCCAATAAGCTCCCAGTATTGTTTTGCTGTAATGGAATATAACTATTGGATTGCGGTGCAAATGTTTGTCCCCAATTCATAGTACCATCTGGATTTAATTTTATATTTTGAACATTTTTTCTATACTCATTAGTTATACCAGGATACATCTCTTCTTCAGTTTGAACACCACCTCCGTAAGCATAACTTCCAGTATTCCACATATTCAAAAAATCTTTATCTAATCTTTCATTACCAGTAACAGTACCTCCGAAAGCTTTCTGATATGCTTTAGCCATAATAGCTTGGCTATTCTGAGCTTTCATTTGTTCTTGCTGTTGAATTAAAGTATCAATTTGTTTTTGAACTAATCTAATAGTATCTTTTGCTATTTTATCATTTGGATTTTTTTCAACCTTTTTTTCAAGTTGTCCTTTCTTTCTTCCTAACATTTCAACTTTATTAGCAATGCTTTTATATTCTTTAGTATTAGGAGCAGGTAATCTATCACTTACTACCATACTACCAGGAGCTGCACTGATAGGAATACCACCATTAGCATGAGTTGGTCCTTGTGCTACTGACATATCAGAAGCTATTTGTTGCATATTACCTTGTCCTTGAGCTTGTGGTTGCATTCCAGGTTGATATTGTATTACTTCATCACCTTCAACTTCTGCATTAGGTTGCAAATACCCACCATAAGCTTTAACTGGATTGTAGAATTGTTGTGTATTAACTGGGTCTATATTTAATTGTGGCATCTGTACTTGATTACCTTGAGTATTTTCTTCTCCTGTTGCTGAGTCTATAATAGAACCTCCAGCACCTCCTAAAGCAGAACCTAAAGCTGCACCTGCTGCTAAAGAC